GTCGCTGACCCAGTGTAGGATAATCCCATATTTGCAAACATGCCCCGTATGCTCGCCATTTCCCGCACATCAGCCTCTCGCTGATCCGCTATCGTCGCCGCTGTTTGCTGGTGAATGATATCCCGGTTACGAAGAGCTACGGCGGCATTGTACTCATGCGCTTCAGCTTCGGCCTTGTGGGCTTGCATAGCCCCGACGCCCTGCACGATCCCACCGACCACCCCAAGAACTGCGCCCATCGCGCCCACAGGCGTTTTCCCTCTATTCGTGCTTTAGGCGGGTGAACAAATACGCAGTTGAACCATCCGGGTAGAAGCTTGGGAGCCTCGCCTCGCGCTCAAAGCCCAAAAGCAGTGCCAGACGACACCCCGCTGCAAAACTCTCGCGTACGGTCATCTCCACCCGGTTTCCCGGCCATGTGGCGAGGACAAAGCGAAGCTTGCGGGCAATCGCGGGCATCGCAGGCCCCGAATGCTTACCTAAAAGCGACCAAGCGAAGGCTCTACCCGCCCAGATGGGCCTTATGCCTGCCGCAGCAACGCATTGGTCGTTTACCCAGCAAGACATGGCCAACGAGTTGGCCACAACGTCGTCATCGATCTGTTCAGCCCATACTTTTTCGTCGGTCTGAGCATCTTGCGGCTCGATCAGCTTGATATGCCAGTCTTGACATGGCAAAAACCTGATCAACGTTCATCCTCCACATATGTCTGCGGGTAAACACCCACGACATTGAAGGGGATCGGGTCTGTTTGCCTGAACCTGACCGTTCCAAGCGTCCCATAACCACCCGGCAGCACGATTGTCTTACTCAGCACGGTTCTGAGCGTCGTAAATGGCACCGTGGTGTCAGCCGGGTAGTTATACTCGACCGGCGTCCACATCAACTCGCCATGATCCTCATCCCAACGCCCGACTTCACCACGTGCGCTCTCCCACAGCCTCAAAACTACGCTGTGGGGGCGTTTGCTCTTGCCTTGCGCGGTTCCATCCTGTGCGCCTAGCTCAGAAGCAATAATCTCGCCTTCCATGACCATGGGCAGACCCACGACAATCGTGGTCGCTGGCCTGTCAAGCTGAAGCATCCCGTTGGTGACTGGCCCACGATTTTTATAAACGATATCGTCAGCCAATACGGAGAGATACTGACCCTCCATGTGCCTCAAACCATACACCTTATCAGTAGGATCAGTACCATAATACCGCAAAGCACTGTCAACCATGGTGGCATCATCTGATAACTCGTCGCCATAATCCCAAAACCTAAACAAACGCTCTATGTAGTGAACGTCTTGACCATTTATGTGCCGCATGACGACCGCCCACAGGCTATCCTGTTGATCAGTTGGGCTATTGACCGTACACAAGTCTTTCACAAACCCGCTAAAATCGTGTCTGTGGCCCCCGAATATATCATCGTCGTTGGAATAGGTCATCGCAACGACTGAACCATCAACACGTCGGCCCCAGATTACGCTATGCGGCTCTTGCTGGTATACGACTTGAACGACTTCTGGCTCCATGAGGTGTGCGCCCATCTTGCTCATCATGGGCGCGTGGTAGGAACCGGCCACATCTGCCTGACTTGTTCTGAATGTATGCGCGTAGAGCGCCCTGCGGCTCTTCTGAAGGAACACCACGTCGTTGTCCACCACGGCTGGCTCATGCACTGCACTGCCGCGTTTGGTGGTCGTACGGGCTTTCATGTTTCTGGCGCTTAATGCCTGATCAGTCGGGGCTGTCAGGATAAACTCGTACTTGCCCGTGCCTACGCGCAAGGCTTCTTCAGCCGACTTGATCCAGACTATGCGTGACATATACCGGTTATTGGCTCGCGCCACGATTGCATGGGTATCCAGCACTTCATCAAATACCGTTGACTGCAAAAAGCCCGTATGATTGCCCGTCATGGAGCCAACTACGGTGTCGGGGAAACCGCTTGCCCCGCCAACAAACAACCTATCCTCATGAATACACCCGCACGTCGGCCAACCAGTTGTATCCGACCACAGCCCAAGCCGCCAGAATTTGACTTGCGCCTCTAAAACCAGTGGATCATTGCTCCACAGGCCCAACGTGATGTGCGTTGGATCAGTTACTGCGGCGATGTACACCGCACGCCAAAAGTCATCAGCATCACGCAAGCGCATAATCCTGCCCACGTCTGTCGGCAGGAACCCGCGATTGTCGTTTATACCTACCTTGCTCGTTGCTCTAAGCGTAATTGGCGGCGTATCCGGTGACGACATTACCAGCTTGCCAATACGTGGATTGACCGAACCGGCCTTCTGGACTGTTTGAATTCGTACTCGGTACTTTTTGTATATATGCGGGTTTTTGATTGGAAAATACTGCGATCTGTAATTACCCCACGCCGTATAGCGTTGCTGGTGGTCCAGCACGATCCACGCTGAGCCATTCCAACCTTCAAACCACCATGTCTTGGGTGCGTGATCAATAACGTCGGTGGTCTTATTATAACTACCGAGATAGATCGTGTAGCCATCCACGACCTTTGGCCCACCAAAGCCATAACTCATTTGCACTTGGGACAAACCCATGTGGTTGGGTGTCAGCGTAGTGGTCGTGTATCGTGGCACATAACCCTTTTTACCCGGCTTGCCCACTGCCGGATGAACCACCGTTACATGCTGGCGGTTCACAGCCGTGGCATAAATACGATAGAACCGAAATGCGGCTGGTACCTGTACGTGAAACAACCGTTGCTGACCGCTGGTCCAAAGAAAACTGGTGCGATTGTCTACTACAGTCCATGGGCCAGTCGCGCTGTTTCCACCCTGTAGCTGCCAATCACGCGGCGCATACTCTTCGCGGTTATAGCTAGCTCGCAATATGTACGAGAGGACTGTATTGCTCGAACCAAGATCAACCATCCACCACTCAGGTACGTCAGCATTCGAGTGCCAATCCGTGCCTTTATCCGCATCGGACAAGTGCCACGCAGCCATACCGGGTTGGGTGCTGGACGCCGAAATGGTCATACCGCTTTGAGTTGGCCCACTGAAATCGGGTAGCTGGTTCACAAATCCTGTCTCAAATGCGTACTCCAACCAACCTGTTTGTGACGTATTGGCTTCCCAATACGTATCCAGATTACCGTCAAATGCTCGCCAAGACTCATGCCCCGCCGTTTGTGAACTTGCCGCCGCATTACCCGTTGGCAGATTAGGCCCAGTCATGTCAGGAACCCACGTACCTTTACCCGTGGGGACCATGAACGTGTTTTCTATATTTATGTCCATATATGGACCATTATTCTGATTTATACGCGTGAGCGGCCAGTTGAATGTATCCAGCCGCCGAAGTTGATACATGGGGTAGTCACCTGTGCCATCCGCTTTGAAACAAAACAAATAGCAAATATTTAACTCTTGCACCAAACGTATGTTCTGCACGTCGTCGCGAGGATACGGCGTGGCGACTTCGTACACCACTGCCGCTACTGCCGAGTTGGCGGGGTATGATCCTGACGGCAACGCGTTGGCCACATAATCGGTGGTCACGACTGATCCAACCACATTCGTGACAAGCGCCACTGCGCCATTTACGTTGTACGGTGCGGGGAACCCGCTAAATACCACGCTCTCCCCAATTTTCACATCGCTAACTGCGGTGTATGTAAAGGGGTTAATGTTGTTAACCACTGAGACGACTGCTTCACGGTGTGCGAATACCCCGCCATATTCAAAGTAAAAACGCAGCTTGTAGTGACTGAACTCCAGAATAAGGGCTTCGTCCTCGTTGTACTCGAAATCCAGTAGCTTCGATGGGTAGGCTGGTTCAGCGCACTTGTTCTCAAAGTACGTGCCTGACCGGCCTATGGCTGGTCCTGTGCGACATGGCACCATATTGGACAGATACCGCATACCGCGCACATAGCGGTCTATGTCGGTTCTGCCTTCAGCTAGTGGAGATAGCTCACCTTCAAAAATATTTTGCTGCGTGGACGCCTTCGCCATTACATCCCGCTCCACGCTGGGTTAGCACGTGCATTGTCCCACGTGTACGCGGCGTCATCCCCACCGGTTTCGTGTGGTTCCAGCACAAATGCGTTCAGACGCCCAGCCTCGTCTTCTGCGTCTTTCAGCATGACCACCGCATCGCGCTTCTTGCCCGGTGACTGACTGGTTAGCTCGGCACACTCGACTGCCACCCGACACGCCAGCACATCGATGAACGACACGTCTGTTAGTTCGTTGTCGGGAACGTTGCGAATGTACTCAAGTATGATCATATCAACGTAGTCATAGAAAAATTCGCCCCGCGCCACCCACGTGGTATTCTTCTGCCGTATGGCTCTAAGCACATCACCCGGTCGCACAAACCTGTACGGTCGCCCGTCCGTAACCACCGCCACCGGCTCTAACTGCGCGCTAAGTTTGATGATGTTAGTGGCGAACACCCAGCGGCGCTTGCGTAGCTCAGACTGTTTCCACTGGGGAAACTCTGACGCACACTTGACTTCCAGTGTGCTGACCGGTGGTGAAACGTTGTTGACGCGGCTCGCGCCAAGCTTGCCCAGCCCCATGTTGCATATCTCGCGCATTGTGGGCATAGCTTGGCGCTCCGCTTCGTAGCTTTACTGTACGCGTCGTCCACTATTCATATATGTAGGCGTACATCACTTCCAAGGTTGCCGCAGCCGGTACGCCCGCGCCCGCCAGTGAAGCGATCACGTCCACCCCGGCGAGGCTGTAGAAGTCCCACTTCATCAGCGTGGCGGACCACGGCAGACGACCACCCGCCGCCGCCACGGTCAAAGCCGCCGCCAATGCGCTGGCATTGGCTGGCTCCATGCCGTCGTTGGCAACGTTGCCATCCTGCTTGGACCGATACGTGGCATAGCCGATGTTGATCACCGCACCGGCACCGAACGCCGACGAAGAGTAGAAACAACCCGGATACCAGAGACGTACCGCTCCCGGCGGTAGTCTTCCCAGATTGAACGTGCTGCCGATGTCGCCGAGAATGGCTGTCGTGAATTTCTTGTAGATCGTCCGCAGCTTGCCATGCTCGTCAATCGGCCGCTTAACAGCGGTTGGTGCCGCACTAAGCGGATCATAGACCTGTACTGCCATTGTCTTATTTCCTGTGTCGAACAAACACGGCTAGGCGTTATTGCCTAGCCGCAGCCCGGTGCCACTATGGGGTTACTGTCTCGTCCCAGTCCAGTGCAAACACCTTGTCTTCTTCCAGTCGTACCGCGCCTGCCGTGAAGGTGGCGTGGATTTGCTTGATGTTGTTCTTGTCAGGACGGTTGCTGATCGTGACCGTCAAGTCCTGCCAAGTGCCATACTGCATCCCATCCGGCACCCAAACCGGTGAATGCCGTACGGTAGTTGATCCCGCCACGTACGGAATGCCCCTACCGTTATAGTCCTCGTATGGGATCAGATTGAACCCCATGAAGTAGTTGATTTCGCCATCCACCAATGCCTTGATGGCGGCATAGTCGGACGATGTGGTAACGCCCACGCCTGCCGCGTTGGTGTCGCCAAGCAGATCGTCAATGCCCTCGGCATTGATCAGGATATTGGGATGGATCGAACGAAGGTCGAGATTGCGCTTCTTCATCAGCTTGCGAAGCGAGCGCAGCTTGGCGACGGTGAAGCCGGTCGAACCGACTGCCACCGTATTTGCCGCCTTGTACGACATCGTGATGGTGGCGTCTTTGCCCGCCTTGGCATCAGCAAAGAATGCGTCCACCACGATCTGGTCACGCTTGCGCTCATGCGCCTGACGGAACCGCTCGACATATGGTGAAGTCGGATCGTAGATCATCTTCAACGTGTCAAGCCTGTCGATCAGGACTGCCACGTCGTATTCCATACCACTGATCCAGCGGCTGGTGTGTTCGAGTTCCGTCAGCTTCGTGTCACTGTAAACCGTGTCACGAATGATAAACTCGACTGGTCCGATGAAGTTGACCACCTGAACACGTTCGCCAGAATAGCTGCCATGTGCCACATACGGGAACACAAGACCGCCAGCACGGGCAATCGTTGCACGGATGTTGTCCGTGAACATATACACGTGTGCTTCAGGGATTGAATATTGAGCTATTGTTTCGGGCATCTGCCCTGTCTCCGGTGCTTTGTCAGCGCACGCCGCGTGAACGTCACGCTGACGGGTTGATCTTCAAGCTGTGGATGACAGGAGGTGTCCGAGTAGGCTCCCGCGAGTTACGCTATAAACGCGTTCACCACACAAAGCAAGGGGACCGGGGATGACTAGTATTTCCCGGTCCCCTTTACCGCTCACGGCTCAGTGCGATGAGCCATGAACTAGCCGCAAGCCCCATTGGCTAAGGCTTACGGGAGTGGCTCCGGGGGCGGGGGCGGCTGATATCCACCCGGAATGGGCGATTGCTCATACAGAGCCGCAGTCTCGCCCGGTATCGCGTCATTCCGTATCAGTTCGTGATTGGTCGCCGACGCATAAGGTATCATACATCTCCATCACGTTTTCGGGCGGATCGACAAACTTGTCGCGCAACGCCGCCCGCTCGTCCCGGCTCAGTGACTGCCACCACGCAAGAGCCTGTTCCTGCGTTGCCGGTTTCAACGCACCATTCTCTTCGTGCGTCTCCATATACGCTGCGAGGATATCGTCATTAGTTGGCGCATACGGTGAAGTGAACTTGTCGCGGAAAGGGTCTTGCTCAGTGTTGGTGAGATTGTACCACCACTGCTCAGCCTTCTCCATGCTGGCGTCCACCGTTTCATCTCTCACGGTGGTCTTGTCCTTCTTTGTCGTCCCTTTCGCTGCCATTTACAGCCTCCTATCGGGCGGCTCCGCCCATTAGTTGCCCAGCTTTCAGATACAGTCCCTCCATAAGCTTAACGGCTTCGGGGTGTCCCGGTTCCGTCTTGTTCATGTAGGTTTTTTGGAAGGCTTGATCCATGGTCTTCTGCATGATCGTGGCTTTGGCCTGTTCCGGTGTCATATTTGCCGGGTCTGTTACGCCACCACCGCTAGGTCCGCCGTCCATGAACTTACCCTCTCCTGATAGCTTACCAATCGTTGCCAGTAGTTTGATCACTGGCGCTACGCCGATATGTTGCTCAACCGCCGCCATGTCGGCATCGCTGAACCCGGCTCTGTCTAACGCCGCCATGATCTGGCGACCTTTGTTCAGGTTGGCGTCGAAGTCGCCTTTCCAGTTCGTCTTCAACTCGTTGACGGCTGCTTGGCCTTGCTCAGCCTGCGACTGTGCGGCCTTCTCATTGGCCTTCTGCACAAACGCATTCCATTCCGTGACCATGACGCCTTCGACGGCTTTGGGTGACAGACCCAGCTTGAACGCAAGGTTCTGTCCAAACTCCACCATCTGGGGGTCAGCCTTGTCGCCCCACTTGACATCCTTATAACCCGTTGGGTCTTTGGGGCGTCCTAGCTTTTCATAGACCGCATTCCAATCCTCTGGTTTCGCATTCTCGTCTGGAATGCGAACCATCTTGCTGTCGTCGCGTGACGCATTAACCCGCTCTAATTCCGCATATGACGTTGCCACGACTGACGGGTTCGCATACTTCTTTGAACGGAATAGCTCCTTTGCCGCGCCATCTGGTAAAGCCGTTTCGTACCACGGCTTGTCGCCGACAGTCCAAATCTGGCCTTCAGGCAAACCAGACCAAGGCGCAGTTGGCCCCGCATCAGTTCCACCAGCCCCACCGGTTCCCCCACCGTTGCTTGGTACACCACCGCTACTCATGTCTTACCCTCACTCAGTAGTTCCCAAAGATCGTCAAATGTCATACCCATATGTTGGGTTATACGGGTATACACTTCATGTCGTCCGGTAAGCAGTGCATGAACCCGTTGGTCGTCTGACCACGGGGTTTGCCCACCCCGACAAAAGCGGCGTAGATCAGCAAGCACAGTAGCAGCATCCCCAGTAATAGCATGATCAGAAAATACACGTATGTAGGCACTTTGTCTCGCGCGAAGTGCCGCCTGCTGGACCGCGATTGCAGTTTCCTGATCTTCTCGCGCAGTGCTGTGCGCTGTGGCCACGTCAAAGGGGTCAAGGGGGTCTGCCAGTTCTAGACTATCTTCAGGTGTCATGCAATGTCACCCACCAGCTAACCCCGGCTGTGCTTTGATCCCTGCCGCCGCCACCGTCGCCCCGGCTGGCGCAACGTCCACGGCTTGCTGTTGCTGCTTGGCCTGTTCGCGTTGATCCCTTACTGCCTGTAGCTCTTCCGGCGTATGCATCCAACGCGTTGGTACGCTGCGATGCTCGGCCAACTCCGGTATTGCCACGTCAAAATTATAGTGGTCCAAGGCAGATGGATCACCGGTCGCCGAAGCAACTTCGATGCTTGACTGTACCATGTACAGGAACCCAGCATCTTCCTCAGCATGGAGCCCCTTCGCCAACGGGCTCGTGTAGATGATCTCATACTCGCCCTTCGCCTCGATCAGTTCCGGGGGCATGGGGGGCAGCATGTGAGGGGCGTTCTCGTTGATCAGGACGAGCGCACGCTCGACTTCCGGCCCCAGTAGGCCCGACTGTAGCCGCCCCATGGTTGGAGCCGCCAGAGCCGCCTTCTCGGCCACGCGTTCGATGACTTCGGTTGCCGTCATTTCGGGCGTGTCCATGAGGATTTGGAAAAGCGTGACCAAGAACGCGTCGTTGATATCGCCCCGCTCGTCAGCCAGTATCTCCTTGGCCGGATTAAGATCGCCTGTCTCCAAAGCATGTACGAGTGGTGCGCCTTGTGCGCTGACCGCACCGTAGTTCACAAACCCCGGCGTCAAGCCCAGTCGTCCACTCAATACCCCGTCGTCCGAAGCCAGCAACGTCGGGTCAGCCTTCTTCTGGCTGAGCCGTAGCATACTCTTCTTCATTGCATTCACTGATCCCATCGCAGGCGAACACTGTTGCGCTGGCGAGAAACCAAATAAACCGCCCGGCTCTGTCGCCGTCCTAGGTACGAGATAAGGAAAGCACGCAAACCCGTCTTCCGGCCCCACATACTCAGCGTCTTCCACACTGACAAAACAGCCGACGAATGGGTGACGATCGGTAGTGATGCTCTCCGGGTCGTACCGTCCGAGATTGCGCGGAAACACGGCATGTACAATTTCAAAGAAGCGTGTATTGCTCGGGACTGCCTTCGCAAGTTCAGCCTTGACTGCTTTCGGGAGGTCTTCGTGTCTGAACTCTTTTTGTAGTTGCGTGGCCGTGCGCCAAAGCCTGACGAACATCGTATCAATTATGCCATCCCCGTCTGCAAGTGGGAACATATCGCGCAGCGGCATAGCCTTGTAAGCCAATCCACCACGCATGTCGTACGACTTCTTGGTCCGCCATTTCATCCTTACGGGCGCAGTGCCATAACAACCAAGTCCGAGATACGTTTCATCCACAGACTGGCTGAACATGGCTCGCGGATCATAGCGTAGTTTAAATAGCGTATCAGTAAGCGCGTCGAAATAGGCTCTGACGTTATATTGCTCACGGAGATAGGGGTCACTGGCTGTGAGCCGTTCCCATTTGTGTCCATCTGGCGTTGCCAGTCTGCGAAGGATTGCGCTCCATTTGGGGAGCGCCCTCGCGGCCGTTGCATCGTATGCATAGCGTTTCACATCACGCGAACTGGGGTTGGTGATTGCCTCACTGGTCTGCCAGCCAGTGTAGTGTCTAGGTAGGCAGAACGCCGCATTCATCTTCCAATCTTGTTCGTACGGCGAGCGTAGGTCTTTCGCCTCGCTGTATTGTGATAAAACATCCTTCGGATTTGGCCGGTCGCTACTGCCTAGCCGCGATATCGAGACTATATTTGCGCCCTCGTAGGCCATCATACACCCCCGCCCGCAGAAGAGAACAACCCCGCCGTATACGACTTGGTGGGGTTAGGCGCTCCACCACCCATGACGGCTGCCGCGTACGATTTCCCCGTCTGCTTACGCGTATTCTTGTACTGGGCAAAACTCACCGCATCGAGGACAGGGTTGTTTTGCCTTGTCGGTGGCGGCGGGGCAGGCGTGGGCGGGGGAGCCTTCTTGGAAGACAAACGCGTTACCGGGATACGTTTGCCCCACATACACCCAACGCGTTGGACGCACAATCCATCGAACGGAGTTCTCGGCAAATGGATCAATCTTCGACCGACAAGCAACTCGCCGAGTTCGCCGCGAAGTACCGCGATGACCCATATGGGTTTGTGATGATCGCATACCCGTGGGGTGAACCAATCTTACCTGACGGCACGTATAACCCACTAGGTAAACGACAGGGACCAGAGCCATGGCAGAAGAGATTGTTAACAAAACTAGGCAAACACGTGAAGGAGAACGACCAACGGATAACGATTGGCTTGGAACCATTAGTGTGGCGTTCCGCCCGTTCGTCAGGTCATGGGGTTGGAAAGTCTGCCCTTGTGGCGTGGGTTATCCAGTGGGTTATGGCGACAAGGGCTATGGCGCGTGGCGTCATTACTGCGAATACACAAAAACAGCTAGAAGATAAGACATGGCCGGAACTGGCCAAGTGGCATAAGTTGTTCCTCTTTAAGCGGTGGTTCAATTGGCAGGCCACGTCATACAGTTCGGCACTTGTGCCGGAACAAGAGCGTAAGAACTACATGATGACCGCTATGACGGTAGGTGAAGACAATGTGGAAGCGTTTCAGGGCTTACATAACGCGGAGAGTACGGTCCTCATGGTGTTTGACGAAGCGTCAGGCATTCATCCTAAGATATGGGAAGCCGCCGTTGGGGCAACAACCGACGGAGAAGTGTTTTTTCTGGCATTCGGTAATCCTACACAGCCTACTGGCGAATTTGCTGATTGCTTTGATAAGCACAGTGGTATGTACGATCTTGAATTTGTGGATAGTCGTGATGTATCTCATACCAATAAGTCGGCACTGAACGACATCATAGCGATGTATGGAGCGGACAGCGATGAAGCCCGTGTGCGCGTATACGGTCAATTCCCGCACCAAGCTTTCAATGAGTTCATTGGTAAGGATTTGGCGCGAGACGCACAAGTTCGAGAATTACACATTGACCCAGCCGCTGCACTTATCATGGCAGTGGACGTTGCACGATACGGGGGAGACGAGATTGTTATCGCATATCGCCAAGGACGTGACGCCCGTACCCGCAAACGACTTATCTTCAAAGGGCTGAGTACGGTCCAACTGACCAAGGTGATCGTACGGGAATACCAGCAACACCACCCTGACGCAGTTGTGGTTGAAGCGCCCGGTGGGGGCGATGGGGTCATAGACCAGCTACGGGAGAATTTCCACATCAAGGTCTTCGAGTTCTGGCCCGGTGCAATGAGTAGCAAGCCCGAAATGTATTACAGGAAGCGGGACGAGATATGGCATTTGGGCAAAGAGTGGTTGGTGGATCAAGGCTGTATAGACGATGATGACGAGTTCTTCACCCAGCTAACGGGTTTGCAATACAGCTACGACCGGTTTGAACAGAAGCTGAAGATGGAGAGCAAGGAACTGTACAAGTCGCGGACAGGGGAACATAGCCCCGACAGAGCCGACGCGTTCATGCTGACATTCGCAGTCAACGTGGTGCGTAGGGACATAGGGCTGGGATGGCGAGCGCAACGTAACCAAGCACAGGTGGAGTATGACGAGTTCACGTTTTAGGAGGATGGGATGACTGTACCATACGACATAATGGCCGATGTACTCGGCGCATTGGATAAGATCAGTCGGGGTAAAGTCCCGACAGTAGCCTGTGACGAACAGGGACTGGCATACAGCACGTTTGTCACGTACACGAAGAAGTACCCGCAACTGAGTATGCTAAGGCAAGAAGCCGAGGATAGGTTATACGACCTGATGGCAGAAGCCCTACCCAACATATTCAACCACCACATCTACGGTGTTGAAGACCCCAAGGAAGCGAGTGTGGTCAGCAGCAACATCAAATGGCTTTTGGAGAGGAGAAGGCAGAAGGCATATGGCGCACATAGTACGGTGGAGCATCATTTAAGTGCTGACAGGGAGGTCTTGGATGCACTTCAGAAGGCCAAGGCTCGCGCACAGGGCGGAACGGTTCTTGACACGATTGTCAATGACACGTTTGCTATTGACCACCCTAATGTCATTGACGTTGACGTAATAACTTCTGGTGAGGAAAATGAAGAGGACATCCGCTCGCTGTATTAGTTAGCATTGACTGTCACGTAAAGCGCGCTGGTAGGCTGTCGATCCGCGCCCGTATCCTCAGAATGCGTTCAAGACGCAAATCCGGTTCCTTGGGCGGTTGGGGCCTAGCCGCCTCTAGGAAGCCCCTGTAGCGAGCTTCACGCGCGGCCCGCCTAGTTTGCTTGGCCACCCAGTTGGCCGCGTGCTCGGGGCAGCGCCAGTCCAGCAAACCCAGTTCCTGATTGTCGGCACATCGACGGCACTTGTTGGGCATGGGGCTTCTCCAAAGAAAGGGCCGCTCGCGCGGCCAGTTGGTTCAGGCAGACAACACATTCCATCCTTTGGCGGTAGTTGAACTAGGTTCCCTAGCCGGGAGGAGCCGCCCGCCACGGTCTGAGGGGTGATCCCTCATGTGGGATCATACCACCCTTCTACTGGGGCCACAACGCGTTTCCTATGTGGCGGCTACTAACCCGCGCTACGCTTGGGTCAGGGGCTGATCCCCACTTTACCAAAACGTCAACACCCACCCAAAAATTCACGCGCGGAAAATTTTGGGGGATTTTTGGGGTGATCGCGGATTGAGATAGGACCGCGAAGAGCGCAACCTGGGGTTGTAGGAATCGCCCCCTAGGGGGGTCGATTTTCCAAAATTGCCCGTCAATGCTTGACTGTTGCATATATGTCACACATCTATACTGTACTGTTGCATATATGTACTTTACTATACTGTCAGCCTATACACTAAGCTTGTCAATAGGTCATTGTGTCGCACACGCGTATGGTGTACGCGTTATTGGTGTGAGAACGTTGTTCCCAATAACACTGTGTCAAGGATGTATGGTTGTTATTATATACGCTCTTGTAGTACGACCGACATATATTCCTATACACGCTTTTGTATATACGCTAACGCGTTGTCACGATATGTCGCGTCAACGCGTTGCGCGCATACGCGTCACCAACGCGTTGCGTACACAAGTCATCATACGTCTTACGTATTATGTAAAGTCGTCATATGATCATACGTCAAATGATATGATGACAGATCATCATATGTCATATGCGTTTCGGCACGCGAAATATGCATTGCCTTTTCACTTCATTGGCTAGTGACCACACTTGCCGCTGGCGAGACTGAAAGGGGTTAAGGCGGCTCGATACCCTATGCGGGTATGTGCTATGTGCGCTGTTTCCTTTTTCTGATTAGCCGTTGGGGGAATGATCTATGTGCTAAAGCACACGCTCCTTTAGGTCGCTATAGATCATTCCCCAATAGGCTAGAGTTATATTGTGGCGCGCAAAGCTTTGATTATGAATAAATAGTGTAAACCAAGTATACCGTGGTCCAGAGCCGGAAAGCGACTAATTGACATTTACTCTAGACTGTCAAAGCCGATGCCTGCGCTTGTTGCCTCATCTTGTGT